GGGTCAATCCTTTCCGATTGCGTTATGAATGAAAGTGGCGCATATGGGGAAGAAGAGTATTTTGACCAGTATGGTACGGATATTGCGAAGGAGAAAACTACAAGGAATTCGGATGTTGAGTATGCTGCTGATGATTACAAGAGACGCAGGGTCTCGTTTACCGACATCTATTGGGCGAAGTTGATTGATAAAGAAGATAAGCTAGCTATGCTTCTTGATCCTACAAGTGGGTTAATGACAGCTGGTGCGTTTGCTATTGGTCGTAAGATAGATTCCAAAATCATAACGGCGTTTAGTGGTACGGCGTATACCGGGAAAGCTGGCGGGACATCAACCACGTTTACAGCAGCGAATCAGATAGCTGTTGGCGCGGCTGGTCTTAACATAGCTAAGCTTATTGAAGCAAAAGAGTTGCTTGATGCTGCTAATGTTGATCCAGAAGAGGAAAGATTTATTGCTGTTAGTGCAAGGCAGATTACGAATCTTCTCGGTACGACAGAAGCGAAGAGTATTGATTATAACTCTGTTAAGGCGTTGGTAGAGGGTAAAATCAATACGTTCATGGGATTCAAGTTCAAACTAACACAGTTACTCACTCTTGCTAGCACGACAAGGACTTGTCTTGCATGGGCGAAGAGTGGAATGGTGTTGGCTAAGAGAAACGAAATGAATGCCGAGCTTGATAGGATTCCTCGTAAGCATTACGCTACACAGGCATACGCGTCGATTTCTTGTGGTTCATCCCGCATGGAAGAGGCGAAGTGCGTCGAAATAAATTGCTTGGAGTCGTAGGAGAAAAAAAGTAACTAACAAATAACAAGGAGAATGAAAATGGCAACATTGCAAGGTGCGAATAAAACGATTATAGATGCGATTACACCATCGACTATACTCAGCCCCGGCTTACAGGGGGGCATTGTAAGGGTGGCAACTGATACCTATACAGGTCTCGGAACTGAAAGTGCCGCGGATACTATCGAGATGTGTGGCGATATACCCAAAGGAGCTACTATCCTATGGATGGTTCTAAGGGTAAACGCTTGTGGCGGTACGTTTGATGTTGGTGATGCCGAAGATGATAACAGGTACATGGATGCGGCTGCTGACAATACTGTTACTACGTCTACTGATCTGTATGCCTCTGGTGTTGGTTACACGATAACTGACTTACCTGGCGTGTCACCGTATGACAGTCAGATTCTGTTGCGCGTGAATACTGGCGCTGTGACTGCGGCAGGTACAGCCACGTTGGTTGTGTTTTATACAGTTGAATAATTAAAGGAGAAAATATGAAGAAGCTACTTGCGATAATTGCGCTTCTACTCGTTTCATCCTTTGCTTATGCTGGTGTTGCGGTTAATGACATCAATGGGTATGTTGGAGAAGTATCCAATATAGACGTTGTGGGTCAGGACACAGATTTCGACGGATCACAGGTTACTGTGCTGGCGAATGGACATAAGGAAGGCGTAACGCTGAATGCGTCAGGTGAAACGAATCTGACAAGCGCGGCGTTGGCTTATGGAGTTATTAAGCTTGCTGATACCGGATCGTTAGACGGTGACGATGCAAGGTATATCTCTTTAGCCAATGGAACACCGGGTCAGATGGTCACGATCACGTTGGTCGCGGCTACGGCAGGGACTCTCTACATCACAGACGATAAGTTAGCGGCTGCTGCGGCTACCGCGTTGCTATCGACTGGTTGGGACGATTTAGCGTTCGATGCGGCGTTAGATTGTGTTACATTGCTGTATGTGGACACTACTTACGGATGGATTATTGTGGGCACAAACTCAGTAACCGTAACATAAGGTAATAACAGTTTTGCGGGGGTTCTGTGTTAAAAACCCTCGCACCAATTTAACCATGAATATAAAGAAACTTATACCAATACTTGTGGTTGCTCCGGCGATCTTCCTTGCATTAACTCCACCATGGGAGATTACATTAGACTGTACTATCAATTCATTATTCTTTTTGTGGGTAACGTTCTTTTCAGGATTCTTAGCGTTTGCGTTTCTGTATCAGCGTGTGAGTGTATGGCTAAAACTTTTAGTTGTGTGGGCGTTCATAGTTGGCTTTATTAGCCGCGCGCCGTACATGAGTTTTACTATGTATTGGTCGGTGATAGCGTGTGCATACTACTACGCTTTGTGTAAACGCGTCGAGGATTGGACTTTAATAAAAAAGGCAGCACAATCGTTATTCCTTTTCATAACACTTCTTATCATCATGCAGTTGTTGGGGAAAGATACACTTCTAAACTTTAACCAAAAAGACGCGGTAGTGTTAGGGACTATGGGCAATTTCATGATGCTAGGAACGTATGTGTGTATTCTAGCACCGTTTGTTATTGTGACGGCATTGAATTGGATACCATTGATACTGATAGCATACATATCACAATCTAGCGGTACGCTTGCGGCTGTACTAGCCGGGTTTAGTTTATGGGTATGGATAAAGCATCCTAAGTTTAAGTTACTTATCCCGATAGGCGTAGCTGCGGTGTTGGGGTTTGGCATAGCGACACACGACTTTGACTCTAATGTTATCAATGCCGGGAGGCTCCCGGTGTGGAAACGGACAGTCCAGATCACCAATAGAAGGCCGTTGGGAAACGGTTTGGGTACATTTAAAATCTTGTTTCCCATACTATCACAAGATTTGGAGTCGTCTAAGGCCACCACAGGGACATGGAAGTATGAGAACACCAAAGGTCAAGGACTTGCATGGCGTAGAACGCATAACTCGTGGCTACAAATACTGTTTGAAGTGGGGTATCCGGGGTTTCTGTTCTTTATGCTGTGGATCGGGTCTATCTTTAGGAACGTTTGGAACGTTCGGAACACTCTAAAACTTGTAGGGCTTACGATAATAAGTGTGGTGGCAGTCTTTCATTTCCCTGACAGGCTCACCCAATCGGTATTACTGATCCTTATGTTTCTCGCTTATTGTGAACAAAAAGAACAAAAGGAAAAAAATGGAAACTTACGAGATAGCAAATCTAGCATTGGGGTTACTGGGTGCAAAGCGAATAACTTCCCTGACACAATCGATTGAAGAGGCGAGAGTTATCAACAATGTCTATACAACTGTAAGGGATATTGTGTTGGGTGAACACGCATGGTCTTTCGCACAGAAGCGCGTTACGCCACAGGACATAACAAGAACGGCTCAAGCTAATTGGGTTACTGCTACGGCGTATGCGGTTGATGATATAGTCTACGATCTTACCTTAACGAAATATTACAAGTGCCTAATAGCTAATACGGCTAGTGCGTTATTTGCTACTGACCTTGCGGCTGCTGAGTGGGAATTGTATACCAACTGGGTAACGGCTACGGTCTATGCTGTAAGTGCTAAAGTCTATTATCTTGGTGTTGAGTATTCGTGTATAGCCAATCATTCTTCGTCGGTCTTTGCGACGGATGCCCAATGGACAGCTACTGAAGCGATAATTGACTTAGATGATGACGCAACGAATATATATGTCAGACCTTCTGATTGGGTAGAATTAACGTCGGTGAATGACGATGATGCGCTTATCATTTTAGAGGGTGAAAGGATTATCTCTGATGCGGATGATTTAAAGATTAAGTATACTTACCAAAACAACGATCCTGATACTTACTCGGCGCATTTCAAGGCGGCGTTATCTACGAAACTTGCCGCTGAAACCGCGTATAACATAACCAATAACAGGACACTAGGAGAAACACTATTAAAGGTGTATGAAGGTGTTGCGTTGGTACAAGCTATGGCAAGCGATAGCGTTCAAGGGACAGCAGAAGAAGTTAAGCAAGACGAGTGGGAGGATGCCAGAATAGCATAAAGGATAAATAACTATGCCAAAAAGCACGTCGGTAACTAGCAATTTCACAAGCGGTGAATGGAGTCCTAAGAGTAGGGGTAGGTTTGATCTTGATAAATACCCTAATGGTGCTAAGAAAGTTGAGAACTTTTTAATCAATCAGCTTGGTGGTGGGATGTTTAGACCGGGAACAAGGTTTATCGCCGAGACAAAAGACTCATCGAAAGAGTCAAGATTGATACCGTTTCAGTATTCTGCTACTGATGATTACGTTATTGAGGTTGGCGACTTGTATATGAAACTATATTCTAGCTCCGGTGATGCGGTAGCGGATACACAAGCTGATCCGTACACGAAACTCCTGATGCACTTTAATGGTAACGATGCGGCTAAGGAGATAAGGGATTCAGGGAATACAGGGCATGTTCTAACGCAGGTAAATTCAGCTACTATTTCAACCGCAGATGCAAAGTTTGGAATAGGGTCGCTATTGGTAAATGGTTCTTGCCAATCTGTGACCGCGCCTACAAGTGCTGATTTTAATATTGGCACAAACTGGACTTTAGATTTGTGGGTAAAGATGAATAGTCACACGATAAATAATGTTTTAATTGCTCACCTTGAAGATGGCTCGAATTATTGGGTACTAACAAACCAGCATGGTGGTAATTTGTATTTTCAGATAGATGGTGGAACTGGCGGTGATATAACTATTGGAGGGACAGCGATTGACGATAGTGGTTGGCATCATATTGCCGTCATTAAGGTCGGGAGTAATTGGAGTATATATAAAGATGGGATCTGGTTGGCTACGCAAAATGCAGCAGTTACTACGGCATTTACAGGGAATCTGGCAATGGGGGGCGTAACCGGGTTCAATTATACGCAAGCATATATTGACGAGGTACGAATATATAATGGTAATCCGTTCTCTGCTGATCCTTCTACAACTACTGCTATCACAGTCCCCACATCGGCGTATACGTCTGATTCAGATACAAAGTTGCTTTTACATTTTGAGACACAAGACGAGTCAAGCGTTACCGCACCCAAGATCCCTACGTTTGTTAATGACGCACAATTAGATACGGCACAGAAGGAGTCTTTGACAGGGAATACATACACACAAGCAAGTCTAAGGCTTGATGGTACTGGTGATTATGTGACTGTCCCCGATAGCGAGGACTGGGATATAACCACAGGGGATTATACTATTGAGGCATTTTTGATGATTGATGATCTACCGGGTGATGGGATTAAGCAAACTATCGCAAGTCAGTACGCATCAGCGACGAGTTATTGGGAGTTAGGTATATTAAATACAGGCGGGACATATTCTATTTACTTTAATTTTTATAATGGTGCGGCGAAATCCGCTACCGTTGATTTTGTTACATTGAATGCTGATACCTTTTATCATATCGCTATGGTGAAAAGTGGTAGCAACTACTATTTCTTTCAGAAAGGCGCGTTACTTGGAACTATGCAAACAAGTGCGTTCTCTGTCTTAGCGGTAGCCGGGGTGTTGCAGATAGGCGCATACAACACAACGAACAATCCTTTTGATGGGTGGATAGACGAACTTAGAATCTCAAAAGGGCTTGCTCGATGGACTGCGGCGTTTACACCTACCACGGCGGTATATGCGCTTGAGGCTTTGATCGTAACTTCAATCGATACAACCTATGTTGAAGCTGATTTATTCGATATCCATTATGCACAGAATAACGATGTTATGTATATTACCCACCCGGACTATTTCCCGCGCAAGTTATCGAGGACAAGTGCTACGGCGTTTGATTTATCGGTAGTGCCGTTTGTTCGTGGGCCGTTTATGGATACGAATATTACTACGACAGAAAT